ATGTCTTAAACCAAACTTCTGCACAGTATTACAGCAGAAAGCCAGCTTGGTGGGTTTCAGCAATGTCAGGTTCTGGTTGGGAAGATGACATGAGCTGGGTTTCAGAAGTTAGAGAAATATACAACTTTGCAGTTATTGATGCAAGTTCTAATGCAATATGTGGGCCTCCCACATACCCACAAACACAAGTGATAAAGCACTGGACAGGTTATAAGTTCTTGGATGTGTTAACCAACCTTGGACCAAATACTGAGAGCTTATGTGGTGAGAAACTGAATGAGTGGATTTACCCGCTCGCTACAAAAGAGGGTGGTTATAGAACAAACCAAGATACTTCTATGGATCTTCAGTTGGTCACCGATATGATCGGTGAGGCAGCGAGAAAGGGTGGTTGGGTAAATACATACAACTTCACTTCTCCAAGTTCACACTATGATCCATCGTTACACGATTGGAGCTAATTGATTAAATAACTTTACCGTCTAGCCTATATAATTAGAATAGACGGTAAATTTATGTCTATACAAAATATGCCAAGAGCTAAAGTAACAAGAGTTGGAGACGCAGATGTAATGCATTGTAGTATTCCCTACAGAGCGGAAGGTTCGCTTAATGTATTCGCTAATGGAAAAAAGATTTCAAGACAAGGCGATAATAACGATAGTCATCTGATTCCTCCCGAACCTTGCGGAAGCCATATGGCTCCTATTACAACGGGGAGTTTAACTGTCTTTGTTAAAGGGAAAGGTTGTGGGAGAGTTGGGGATAGTATAACAGATTGTACTTCTGTTGCTGAGGGTTCAGATAATGTATATGCAGGAGGGTAAATACATGATAAAAAGATTTATGCTACCTAGGGTAGCCCATTGCTGAAGGGGGGCGTACCTTCCTTCGTGAAAGGAAAACGACATTGAAAAAAAAGAATAAGGGCTATAGAAACAAAAACACTAGATATTTAGAGAAGGTTACCCTTTTCAAGAAACCGATTAGAGGAAAATTAATATGAATTGGCAAGATAGAATTTACGACGATTTACTTTTTGAGAACTTAACAGAAGGTCGTAGACAACATAGAGAGCGCGTTGATGTGGAAGGTAGACCTTTGCGGAAAGGAAGCCGTCCTAGTAGCAGTACTCACACCCCTTTAGGGGGAGGGGTTTGGAAACGTACAACCACAGGAGAGAAAACTAAATATACGAAAAAGGGTACAGTGCCTGTAAGTTCTGGGTCAAAGGTAATGAAAGATGTCCCTGCTCCCATACAAGGGCCATTACGGGCTGCGGTACGAGTAGTTAAAGGGAAGATCAAGAAAGTTTTAGGTATTGGGAAGTGAACTGGCAAGATAAAATTTTTAATACCCTCCTAGAATCAGCCACTCCTTCTAGGAAACCTAACCAAGTTAGGCGTGATATATCTGCTATGTTGGCTATGCAGTCTCACGATGTTATGGATCAAGCAAAATTGCGAAATTTACAACGTGAGTTAAGAGATGTTTCTGATGGAAGAAACGAAATGACCTTGGCTGCCGACGATATAGCAAAAGAAAGAAGGGGAGCAAATAGTAGGCGAAAAGAAAGAGGCGACCGAACCCGCGCGAGGGGCAGAAGAACTACTGACCTACCTTAGCAGGTAAATATTTGCCAAATAAGCTAATAAAGGCTTCTCTGTTTTGATGCCAGGAATCTCGACCTGCAATTTCTCCTTTTGATTCGTGTCTAATCTGAATGGGAATAGTATAGTTTTTCTTGCCTTTTTTATGTGCCTGGAATGTGTAGAATATATCGTAGAAGTCCCATTTCCCGTTAAATCCTCTAGGCTGTGTTACTTGTATTGAGCGTAAGGTCCTTTTAGTTGCTGCCAAGAATACCCCGTCTAGAACAACCACTTCTCCTAGGTCTCCAAAATACGTAGGATACATCGAGATAATATCCTCTCCGTGATAAACATACCCACTAAGGAGTCCATTCCTCCAACACTGTTTATCCCACCAAATTGCGGTTTCTCCAAAGTTCTTTGCTCCTGCCATCCCAACAAAACCTGTAGTTATTTTTGATAATTTTTCTTTTAGTACTTGGGTAAATACACTAGGACGAGTTAAGATTTCTATATCATCATGGCATAAAATGATTATATCATCTAATTCTGCTCCTACCTCATCTATGCCTTTATCATATGCTTCAAAAATAGATTTTTGATTTATTAGCACTTTTGTCTTAATATCACAACTTTTGAAGTACTCTAATAGGTTAGTTGTTGTAGAAGTTAGATTCTCCTCCCTGGTACAAATTAAGGAATAAGTTTTTATGGAATCCACAGTGTTAGACGAATTTAAGAGATGTAAAGCAGACCCAGCCTACTTTATGTGCAATTATGTAAAGGTTACTCACCCTGTTCGAGGACTTGTCCCCTTTAAATTATACCCATTTCAGGAAAGAATTGTTGCACAATTAGAGAATAATAGGTTCAATATCTTAAGAAAATTTCGTCAGGCAGGGTGTACTACGATTGCTTCTGCTTACGCACTTTGGTTAGCTTTGTTCAAGAGGGATCAAGCCATTATTATTCTTTCTAAAGGGGATACTGAGGCAACGGAGGTTTTGGATAGGATTAAAATTATGTATGAAGAACTCCCTGAATTTATGCGACCTGGAATCTCAGAAGACAATAAACATACCTTAAAACTTGTAAATAGATCTATTATTAAATCGCGGCCATCTGGCAAACAGTCAGGACGATCCCTGGCAGGATCTTTTCTAATTGTTGATGAGGCAGCATTTATTGAGTCTATTGATACCATTTGGGCTGCTGTTTACCCAATTATTTCTACGGGGGGCCGAGCGTTTATTCTTTCTACTGTCAACGGTGTGGGAAATTGGTTCTACGAAACTTATCACAGAGCGGTTGAAGAAGCAAATGCCTTTACAGCAGTTGATATTAAGTGGAAAGAACACCCCGAGTACTTTAGAAACCCTAATTTTAATCATTTGTATAAAGAAATGGAAAATAGAACACCCGCTCTTTACGTTGATGCTTGGGAGGGTATTACAAAGGCAAATATGCCTAGAAAACAGTGGCTTCAAGAGTATGAATGTGAGTTTTTAGGAACAGGAGATACTTTTGTAGATGGGGCAATATTAACCTCCCTAGCTGAAAACGTAAATTCAGATTATTATATAAAATATAATAATAGGATGCGAGTTTGGAAAGAGCCTGAACCCTTTTATGATTATATAATTGGAGTAGATACTGCTTTAGGGCGCGATAGAGACTACTCTGCGGCGCAAGTAGTTAACATATATAATGGGGAGGTAGTGGCAGAATTTTACAGCAACAAAACACCAATAAATGAGTTTGCGAATATTTTAAATAAGGAGGGGCAGTACTACAATACGGCTAATATTGTAGTAGAGAGAAACACAGTAGGAAATCATGTATTAGATCTTTTATTCAATGATCATGAATATGAAAATCTATGGCATGATGATAATGGGTTACCTGGATTTCAAGTAACTGCAAAAAATAGGGATGTTATTCTATCTGAATTAGAAGAAAGTATTCGAACGAATGTTTTAAAAATTAATTCTCAACGCACTTTAAATGAACTAAATACCTTTGTAATAAACAATACTGGGAAAATAACTGCTGATAAAGGCAAACATGATGATCTAATTATGAGTTTAGCGTTAGCTAATAACATTTTAAAATCAACAAGAGACAACTCCTTAGTGGAATATAGTAACGAAACTGCTTTTAAAGAAGATAATAACAAAGATAAATATAAAGCGCCTCTTATATCTTTTGGGGGTCCACAGGTTGAGGACTTAACATGGCTACTGAAGTAAAAAAAGTAATTAGCGAGGATGGTGGTCAATCCACCTGGGTAAATTACAAAGTACAAGGACCTTATTTTTATCCTAAGGGGGCCTTAGGCAAATTTTTTGCTAGATTTTTTGCTACACCTGCCCAACACGCTGTATCGAAAGAATTTAACACGCCTGATAATAGCTTAGGGGGTGATACAAAAATATCTAGCACTGATGTTAAAGAAGTAAAAGGGGGTGGAATAGCATTTACAATAAATCGAACAACCCCAGTTTACTCAGAAATTGAAAGAAGTAGGAGGTCTAGGTATAAAGAATATGAAAAAATGGATGAGCATCCTGAGGTTGGAGCTTCTTTTGATATTTATTCCGATGATTGTACGCAGAGGGATACTGACGATAAAAGATGGAGAGTAAAATCAGAGAGCCCGGAAGTGGTTTCTGAAGTAGAACGACTATTTAAAACTATTGAACTTGACAGAGTTTATTATGATATTTGTAGGAATACAGTAAAATTTGGTGATTGCTTTATTGAAACTATTGTTGATATTAATAACCCTACTGCTGGAATTCAAAAAATTAAAGTATTAAACCCTAATTATATTCTGCGGGTTGAGGATGATTATGGATACCTAAAAACCTTTCTTCAACAAATTCCCTCCAAGGAGACCGATCCTTCTCAGGGGGCTTTTGATATTGATCAAGCGGGCGTAAAAAATTCTAAGTTTATTGAATTAGATAAAAACCAAATAGTACACTTCCGTTTATTTACTTCTGATCCTAAATTTTACCCATATGGAAAGTCAGTGGCTGCTTATGGAATTCAAACATTTCGTTCATTGCGTATGATGGAAGATGCTATGCTTATTTATCGTCTAGCAAGAGCACCCGAAAGACGAATTTTTTATATTGATGTAGGAAATTTACCCTCCGCTAAAGCAGAAATGTTTATGGAGAGAGTGAAAGAAAAATTTAAAAAAGAAAAATATATGCGCGGTAATGGTATTGATGCGCGATATAATCCCCTCTCTGCTGATGAAGATTATTTTGTTCCCATAAAAGGTAACCAAGGGACAAGAATTGAAACACTACCTGGGGCCACAAACTTAGGGGAAATTACCGATGTATCTTATTTTAGAGACAAACTGCTTGCTGCTCTTAAAGTTCCACGCGACTATGTGATAGAGACAAAAGATAAAGCTCCTGATAGAAAAGCTAATTTATCAGAATTAGATGTTAAGTTTGCAAGAGCAGTTGCAAGAGTTCAGCATGATATTGAAGTAGGTTTGGAGATTTTAGTTAAACGGCATCTAGTTATGAAGAATTTCCCTCTTACTCTAATTAAAGAGGTGAGGATTCAATTACCTGATCCCTCTGATAGATTTACAAAAAGAAGATTAGAAATTGATGCTGCTCGTTTAGCTATTGTACAGACAGTAACACAAACACAGCTTTTCCCCAAAGATTATATTTATAAAGAATATTATGATATGAGTGAAGGAGAGATTATATTATTAAAAGAAAAGCTTAAGAAAGAGGCAGAGGAAGCGGCATACCAACAACAAGAACTTAATCAAATATCGCCAGGAGCGGGAGAAGTTCCTCAAGGTAACACGCCTGGGGGTATGGTGGCAACTCCTACGCAGCAAGAGAGACCTACCGAAGATTTTTCAACTATTATTAAATATAGGCAGAAAAAGTTAAAAGACACAGGGTATAGGGTAGATGAACAAAAAATTTGGAAACGAATTTTATCAAAAATTCAAAAATCTTAAAAATTTAAGTAAATAATTGCTATATATAAAGTTAGCACCTAGGAGTAATAAAAAACATGTTTGACCATATCTTTGAAAACAGAGACAAGAAATTAACCAATATAATTAAATTATCTGATTATTTGGGAAGATCATTAAGGGAGAACGTGGAAGTTTTTTCAATAGATGACACCGAGAGTAAAGTAACTTTCATAACTGAAAGCGGGTATATTATTGCCGCTGAGTATGATTTTGAAAAAAACCTATTATTAAAAAACATTCAAGTTGAAAGTGATGAGCTTTTTGAAGACAGTAATCAATTTGATGAGTTTGTAGATTATAAAATATCTAATTTTATTCAAAATATATTTGAAGAGGACTTTGTTGAGGCTGATACAAGTTTTAACAAAGTTCTTCAACTATGGGAAAATAGAGTTAAGTTCTCCTCCGTAAAGAAGAAGCTTTACGAAAAATCTCAAAAATTTAATGGATCTAACAGGATACTTGATTCAGAGGAATTTCAAAAATTGGTGGAGATCGCTCCTCAGTTAGTAGAGTTTTTAAAAGAAAACAAAAATATAATTAATATTCCCGAGATTAAAAATATGATTAGGCTTTCCTCGGCAGTGTCTCACGCTTTCAATCTTCCTAAATTATCTTATGATGATATAAATGAATCATCTTATGTCATTCCTGCGGGTATTAACCATTCAATTTACGATATGGTATGCAAACAAGAGTTAATAAGAAAAGAGTTAGTTGAATCTAAAAACAATTTTGATCTTATTTGGCTTAATAACGAGAAAATAGCTAATTTAACCTCCTTAATTTATGAAAAGGATGATCGTATAATTGCTAAAGCTATTGTAGAAGCGGTTATTGATGTTCCTTACTTCTCACTCGCTACTAAAAAACAAATTACAGAGACAATTACAAACAGTTTAGAGCTTAATGATTCTATTAAAATAAGTATTAAAGATATTAAAGCATTCAGTAGCTATATCTTTGAAAGCAAGAAGCCAATTAAAAGAATTTTTCTATCTATGTTGAATGAAAAATACGGTATTAGCGTTCAAAATTTAAAAGATATCCCAACATTTAAGAGCTTGTTAAATACACAAGTTCTTATTTTTGAATCTTTGGCAAAGTTAAGTCCTAAAGGATCCGTGCAAAAAGAAGTTCTTTCTGAAACAGCGCAAATGCTAAAAACTAAAAATGGTGTAGAATCAATAGATGTAAACAGCTTTATTGAACTATTATTCGAAAAATCGAAGTATACTGATATTTTAAAAGAGAAAATAGTTGATACTATTACCCTCAAAGAGACTTTCTCCTCAATAGAATCCATTGATGAATTGGTTGATATTATTTTAGAAGCTTTAAGCAAAAAACAATTAGCAGCCCTGGATACAGATGGGGATGGTGATGTCGATGCAGAAGATA